TAAGTCAGGTAAGAATTAAAAGCCTTGGTGAAACTGGAACCAATCTCGGAGAAGCATTAAAGAGACAAGCAGCGGTAACTGCAGCAGCAAGAACCAACACGTCAGTAACCTACACGGCTGCAGCACACAAGTTTACGATAGGGCAACGCGTGTCTGTCGAAAACATGGCTCCAAGCGGCTACAACGTGTCTGGAAAAGAAATAACAGCCATCACGACAAACAGCTTTACGGTTGGCGATATGAGTTCTTCGCTCGGAGTTACAACTGACGCAACAGGGACAGCTACTGCTGTTGGTAACGATTACACAGTGCAACGGTATGGTCTCGAGATGTACCGTGGTTTTCCAAACGACGTAGTAGAAGTCACCTATACAGGCGGCTTAGATGGCGAAAATTTAAGTCTTTTTAAGCTGTTTATTCTCAGAGCAGCAACAAGGGAAATGCAGAACATGCACGACGATGTTGTTGGTATCAAAGACTTAAATCCTCGAAATGTAGCACCCCTAGAAACAGGATTTACAGAAAAAGAATTAATGGCGTTACGTAGGTACAGACGCAGGAGAATCTAATGGCGTCAGTTGATATAAAAATAACCGGCATTGAAAAAACACAAGCTAGTCTTACTGCTGCTTTTTTGAGGTCTACAAATTTTGCGCCGTTATTCGTAAAAGCCAAGGCTGAAATTTCTGCAATGAATACGGCCAACTTTGGCCTAGGTGGACTTCCGTCAGGTGGATGGACCCCTCTTGATGCGGGCTACGCAGCATGGAAAACCACTAGGTTTCCCGGCATGCCTCCAATGGTTAGGACAGGAAGATTGCTGGCGAGCATGACTGGAAATAGTCCTGACTCAATGTTTTCCGTAACGCCTAAATCTATGTCTATTGGGACAAAAGTGGAGTATGCAAAATTTCATCAGTACGGTACAACAAAAATGCCTAAGCGTAAAATTGTTTTTGAACCAACAGGGTTTGCTGAAAAATACGCGAACGATGCTGCCGACTGGGTTGTAGATGGGCAGATGTCGTAATGAAAGAATTAATGCAAGGTTCTCATTCTGCAAAACAGTATGTAACTACCTATCTTCAACAAGACATTCCAACAAGGCTAATCAACTATAGAAACGGATGGGGCGTTGATGATGCGATTTTGCCATCTCCCGCCGAGTACTTAACTTACGAGCCGTTGGCCCTTGACGCATGGCCGTCAATTATTACCGTAGCAATTAATGCTAAATCTTTTACTCGTCTTCAATACGACGGTACAACTATGGACCCTTTGTACCGTGTTGCTTATGGCATGAGAACCTACATATGGGTAAGAACGGAAGGCTCATACGAGTCAACACTGATGCGTGACAGGCTGACGACTGTTGTCAGGTCAGCTTTGCTTGACTATCCATGCTTGTCAAGAGTTGATACGGCCAGGGAAGCTCGGGTAGAGGAAACCACATTGTCTGAGGAGTACTCAGATTTGACCCTGCTAAAAGGAGATAGGGTTCTTGCCGGTGCATTCATAGGTTATGACCTATTATTGGATGAGGTAATAACCAGGGAAGACTTTGGTACTGTTACCGAATACGACCTTGAGGTTACTGGTAGCGGCGATTTGTTGCGAAACAACCTACTAGAGGAGATTTTATGACACACCCAATCGATTTTGTTCAAGCTGTAGACGGTTCACAGACCGAGTTTCCGCTTGAATTTTCTGGCCTTATACAGGTTCAGAATACGTCCGGCCGCATGCTGATGGTCGCTAGTGACGCATATTTACTACCCCTTATGGCTGCGCTAGTGCATCCAGACAATCAGTACGTCAACGAATTGTTAAACAAAAAAGCTTTAGTAGTTCACTCTTTTGAGGTTTCTTCCAGCGCACCGCCGCTTCCATCTAATGATGAGCCAAAAAAAAAGCGTATGAAAAAAGACCCGTCAACTTCATCCCCCCTTCTTCTAGAAGGTGCTGTGGCTGATTTAGCCGCAGTAATCAACAGTGACGCCTCTAAAGAGAGTGTCGCCGCAGAAGATGAAAACGTGGAACAATTAACAGAGGACAATTTGTCATCTACGGAAAACATTGATGAAAAATTAGATGGCGAAGGTTCGCCAGAAACAGATATTTAGTCAGTATAATCTGAGTAGTCTCACAACAAATAGCCCATGCAATTTAGGATGGGACGGAGGAACAAATGCCAGGTGTTATAGTAACAACGGCGGTTCGCACAGGACCGACAACCGCACAGACCGCAGCAACAGCGACAATGTTCGTTGCTGGAATAACTACGCGCGGACCTGACGGTACCGTTCATCTAATTACAAGTCTTTCCGACTATGAAGACATTTTTGGTGGCTCAACATCAGACGGATGGACGCACGAAACAGTTCAAACCTTCTTCGAAGAGGGTGGCTCACGTGCTTACGTTTCTAGAGTCATTGGCTCTTCTGCAACAGAGGCTAGTCTTGCGCTCAACAAGACCGGTGCAGTTCTAGTTATGACATTAACTGCTGCCGGCAAGGGAACATGGTCACATGGTGGCGTTCTTCAGGCAACGGTTACACAGCCAACAGCTGGAGTTTCGTTTAAAATAGCAATCTCATTAAATGGTGTGACTGTTTTTACTACAAGCACACACACAACTGTTGCGGCAGCCGTTAACGAAATTAACAACAGCGCAACAGCTGCCCTGTACGTGACAGCAACAAGTGCGGGTACAACGGGAATCCCCGTAGCAGTCAGCGGGAACTTTGCTGGTGGAACAGACGATGCAACAGTCGTTGCTGCAGACGTAGTAACTGCAATTGGCCTTTTCACCGAGAATCTTGGACCTGGCGCTGTAACAGCACCGGGATACAATGACGCTACAACCCGTGCTGCTCTCGTGGCTCACGCGGCTGCAAATCGCAGAATTGCAATACTCGGATTCGATTATGGCACAAGCGTGGCGAATGCCATAACTGGAGCTCAAGCAGTAACCGCCGCAGACAATTCAGAGTTTGCAGCATTCTTCCATCCTTGGGTAAAAATTCCAGATGGTTCGCTAACCAAGACTATTCCAAATAATGGATATGTTTGCGCTAAGCGCGCCGTTGTTCACAACTCTTTTGGCTCTTGGAACCCATACGCTGGCGAAAGGACTGAGGCAAAATTTGTCACAATTCCGGAAGTAGTTCTTTCTAAGTCTGAATCAGAGTCCCTTGATGCTGGATTTGTAAACGCAATCAAAGTAATTAGCGGAACAACTAGAATCTACGGTGCTCGGTCAGCTTCTGATGACACCGCTAACTTTAGATTCATTATTTCTCGCGAAGTTCTGAACCAGGTTGTGCACGAGGCAGAAGTTGCTCTTGAAGCGCTCTTGTTCCTTCCAATCGATGGCCGTCGCTCCACGTTCTCTCGTGTTGCCGCAACGCTCACAGCAATTATGGACAGAATTCGTGTTGGTGGTGGCTTTTACGAAGCGTTTGACGCAAACGGTAAGCAGATTGACCCAGGCTTTACAGTTCAGGTCAACGACGCAATTAATCCACTGACACAACTTGCGACAGGTGTAATCAAAGCCAAAATTGGAGCTCGCGTTAGTTCCATAGGTGACCGCATAGAGGTCGAGATTACTAAGTCCAATTTAACGTCAACATTGGTATAACGGAGGAATAGATGCCATCATCAAAATTAGCCCAGAGGCAAATAATTGCCGAAATCACACCACTTACAGGTGGTGATGTTACCGGTCCAGCCTTGTCAGGGTTTTTTGCTCAAGTTTCAGGGGGTGAAATCACAGCTTCTGTAGAAAAAATCTACACAGGCGGACAACCATTCCCAGAAACACTGTGTGCCCCTTCTGAGGTTGGTGACGTAACGCTCACTAAGCATTATGACTCGGACCTCCGTACGGTGCTCAACTCCGCACGCAAAGTGGTCGGTAGAGCATATTATGAAATTAAGATTTACGACACCGACTGTGACCTTAAGAACAGCCAGTCCGAGAGAGTCTATTCAAAGGCGCTTCTTGTTGGTCTGTCAGAACCAGAGGGTGACGCATCTTCTGGTGCACCTGCAACTTTTGCACTGACATTCGCTATATCTGGCGAACCAACACAATAACTCTTTACATCCACTAGCTCGTCTTCCGTAGTGCTAGTGTTTCGGTCATGAGCAATCTATACGAAACCAATGAAGAAAATGAGCCATTGTCACGGTTTGACGATGTCGATTCCGACAACGTACTCTCCCAACTAAAGGCTGTTGTGGGAAAAAAAGTTATGCGGCCGGAAGTTTTTATTTCCGTTCCAGAGCGTCCTGGCGTGCAGATTTTGGTCAGCCCAAATATTACGCAGCAGCAACTTCGCGCATGGCAAAAAAACGCTGGGTCTGAAACAAAGAACGGCGTTGACGCCACCAAGTTTGCATGTCAAGTAATTGGACACACAACTATAGGTGTCTACCTTAATGGTGAAGAAGTCTTCGAAGACGGCAGGTCGCTTGGATTTGCGTCTCCATCAATTCTTAAGATGACAAACGCAACTCGAGCCCTTCCAGATGCTGTCATTGCCTTTTTTGGTCTTGACCCCCACGTAGAGGCTGCAGCACTTGCAATCATTGATGCCGCTGGATACGGCGACAGCGTGGAGCAAACAGAAAACCCTACGAAGCTGTCCTAGAAGAATTAGCTGAGGACGGTCGAATAGAAACGGCTGCCCGTCTAGGAGAGTTATTCGGCACGGACCCCATAAAGCTACTTGACTGCACCCAAGACGAATGGTTAATTCGTGTTGCATGTGCTAAAGTTATTGAGGCGGACCGCGCCACTGCAGAGCGCAAAGCTCACGGATATTAAGCACTATTTGGGGTTTAGGTGGCTGCTGACAGTCGTATAAATATTGTTCTTGATGTAGACACAAAAGGAACAGAACAGATTGAGGCGACAGCAGCTCGCCTTACAGCGCTGGGCCGTGCCGAACGCTCTCTTAGCCAAGAAACAAATAAGCTTTCTGGCAGAATGGACCAGCTCACAGGGCGCATGAATGGCGCTAGCGGCGCAATGGGCAAACTGAATAACGCCAGCAATATGTTTATTAAACATGCTAGAAAAATTATGTATTTAGTTATTGGCTTGGGAATTGAATTCCTTGCTGTGACGGCCTCCCTTGTGAGCGTCAATGCTGCGTTTGCAGTGGGTAACGCCGCTGTAAAACTATACAACTGGGGTATGCAGGGTCTGGCCGGAGCGGTGGCTGCTGCTGGTGCTGCGGCAATCACAGCAGCCGCAGCGTTTACAGAATTTAATGCTGCGGCGCAGGCTTTTCGATTTAAGGACTCCAAAACCATTGGAAGCTCAATATCTCAGTCAGCAGATGCCTTGCGAATGCTTCAAGTCAACTCGACGCTAGCAACGTACGGAATAACGGCTCTCAATCAAGCGTACGTGTCGTTCAGTAAAAACGCAAAGCTAGACCCTAAGGCTGTCAAGCAACTGGAAATGATGGCCGACTTTGGTACTGGTGGCAACAGGGAAAAAAGCATGTCTGCTGCTGCTGAGTATATTTCTTTAATAAAAAAGAATAAAGGTTTTAGTTCTGAGACTACTCAGCTAGCAAAACAAATAGGTCCTGAATTTGAAAAGGCATCCAAGAAATACGGAAATGCTACTAGTCTCTTGAAGGCTCTCGAGTCTGGAAAGTTGGCCAAAGATGCCGGCGTTGAGGGTTTTGGCAAAACGGTAAACCAGACTCTTATGTCCCAGTTGAAGGGTTATTTAACAAAAGCGTTCGTTGAGCTCTCCGATGCCGGTCGTTACTTGCTAGAGCCTGTTAAAAAAACAATGAATGGAATATTTGGAGGCTTGACAAATGCATTCAGGATGGTTAGGGGCGACCTAATACGTTTTGGCCGAGGTGGTCTACTTGATTCACTAGAAACCCTTTCTAAAAAAACTGAAACTTTTGCAGTCAAACTCTTCAGAGAATTTCTCCCAGCAGCAGCCGGATGGTGGAAAAGAACAGGAGATTTTTTTAAGGCCTTTGTAAACGAGTTCAATGAGGCCAGGCGTTCCCTTGATTCGATGAGGGAGGGCGGTTCTGCTGTTATTGATATGTTCGGAAAGCCTTTAGTTCAAATATTCAAACGCATTGGTACTGGTGCACAAGCATTTGCTCAGCTTGCTAAAGAAAACAAAAAAGAATTTTCTGAATTTGGAGACGCCCTAAAGCGTATAGTTGATGGATTTTTTGATATAGGAAACGCAACTAGAAGAGCATTTACTGCTGCTCTTCCAATCATTAGCAAAATAGCTACAGTTGTAGGTCAAGTGTTTGAGACACTTGCAAAAGTCTTAAACTTTATGGCCATGCTCGGCCCAATTGGCGCAACAATGGCTGTTGGCGCAACCGCACGTTATGCCATGAAGGGAACCCGTGGTGCGCGATATCAACGACGCATGGCAGGAGCCGTTGCTGGCGGCATGGGTTCTTTTTTTGGCAGCATGGGAAGCATCGC